ATTTCAGTAGCACATTCATCTACTTGCTTTTTGGGACAAGCGACAAACATAATCAAACAAAGTAATAGAGTAGTAACGGCTGCTATTCTCATTTTATACTCTTGGCTAATTCTATGTATTTGCTTTGTAGTTCTTTGTTCTCTGCCCGTAACATTTCAATCTCATTGAGAAAATACTCCTCCTGTTTCTGCATCATAGCCCGAAGGTCAATATAAAGATATATCATTCCAGCCATTGCCAGAACAGCCACCGTACTGATGGGGTTCTTTGTAAACTCTTTTATGGCTACAGGCAATGCCATTATTCAGGTGGTTCAGGTGTCCATTCAGCAGTTGCCATCAAAGTCAATGCTTCGCTGTGGCTCATTAATTCGCTTTTAGATTCTGAAGGTATTGCCAATACTGATGGAGGGGTGTTCACCCCTTCTGACCACTTGATGATAAACTCTGTTCGATCCAAAGAGTATTTCAAATCATCTTCTCCTTCAATTATGTTCTCTGCTCCAAAGTTGATGTTGTCCTTCTGATCTGTGTCTATTGTGATATAGGTCTTATGATTACTCATTTGTCTGTTTTTATGGGGTATCCTCTACCCTCGAATCCTCCTCCATTGAGATTGAGGAGGCATCGTGTGAGTTGCTGCTGTCATCAGGGATGCTCCAAGAGTCGGGCAGTGGTGCTGGTAGGTCAATGAATGTGGCTCCCTCACCCATCCTCCACCATCCTACTAAATTACTTTTTCCATCAAGGTCAATAGGCACATCACTCTCGCTGACATCAGCTATTGTTTTGACTGCATCCCATACACTCACCTCATCAATCTCACCTTCCCAATTATAAACTGTTCCGGCAGGGGTGCCACCTCCTGATGCTCCAATGAATGGAGATACTGCTGCTGTCCTTAGTCCTGTGCTGCTTGCTGTAGCTGTGGCTACAGATGATCCGTCAATGAATAACACTATGCCTCCAGCACTCGTATCACCTGTATATGTAGCCATAACATGATGCCAGTTGCCATCTTGAATCTGGGAATTTGAGGGTGAGGTGCAATTTTTTGAGGTTCCATCAGCATTCCATATCTGAAATATCAACGAATTATAAACACAAATAAAGTTCCAATTTCTATTAGATCCACTTCCACTATCCTCACAGATAGGTACTGGTCCAATGGTGGTGCTGCCTACTGGCATCTTGCACCAAAAGGAAATAGTGATTGCTCCACTAATACCTAATGATGTATTCGCTGCTCCTATCTGTACCCTGTCATCTACTCCATCAAATGAAAAACTGTAAGTATTCTCAAAGGGGGTAGGAGCCGGAGCCTCCCTTCCACTACCTCTCCATATCATTAAGCGTTTCTTTTGTTGCATTTAAAAAGATTTAAAAGTCTTTATTAAAAGTCTTGGTAAAATGTAAGAATCAAACTCAATCCACTAACCGAATAAGTACCCGTTCCTCTGGAAACTACACAAGCAAATAAGTCATCCGTTCCAATGGCTTCACACACTAATCCTATATTTGTTTTTGTACCTACGGAATTGTCTACAAAATCAATATAGTCCGTTGCAATAATACTTGTTACTCCACATATCTTAGGAAGGTCTGAATCTGAAATTGTCAGAGCAGCGTCATCAGTAAAGGTCGTGCCACTTGGATCAGCATTAAAAATCACTACGTCTAAGGGCTGGTTTTGTTTGTCTGTGTCAGCAATGGTAATGCTTACCAAAGTAGCTTCACTACCCGCTTCCAAACAGGCATCCGTTAGGGTTAGCTTTGTTCCTATTAGGTCACCACTTGCATACGTGGTTGCCGTTGCTCCAACGGTTGCTCCTGTTACATTAATAACTTTTGTTCGCCCTACTGACGTTTCTACGATTGTGCTTTTTCTCATTTTGTTTTTAGTTTAAATTTCTGCTCCGAAAAGCGTTATTGTTGCATCATTAGCCGTATCCGTCTTAAAAGCAATGCTCCCCGTTGTGGCTATGTATGTTTGTATAAAGTCTGTTTTTTCTGTGGCTAAAGAAATGTCAAAACTAATTGTAGTACTCTCATCATAGGTTGTTGCTTCACTTACAAAGATACTATATTTTATAGTTCCACTACCTACGTTAGAAATGACTATTGTCTTAACTATTGCCGTAGTATCAGAAGGAACAGTATAAACCACTTCTGCTCCTGTTCCCGTAGGTCTTAACTGTCCTAGTAATTTCTCCGTCATATCAGCCGAAAATTAACAGTTACCGTTAAATCTGAATTTCCTGCCGTTGGATTATGGGAATCTGTTGTCAGTTCTAATTTCTTTTCAGTTATGATTTGCGTATCAGTAACACCAAAAAGACCACTAGTATCAACATTGCCTTTCCTTATTCTTGATACTGTACTTGCTAAACTTTCCTCATCTATCCCCTGTGGTTTGGTTGCTGTATCTGTGATTAGCCAAAGCGTGTCCTCCGTAGCGTAAGCCGGAGTAGTGAATGCTGTCTGCACAAACCAATCCACCACCACGATACTTCTATCAACAGGAGCATATACTATCTCTATGGGGGTAGAGAAAAGAGTTTTTACGTCTGCACTTGCAATAGTCTTTGAGATGGTAAATAACTCACCTCCCCATCCAAGCCCGGCAGTATAAACCCAATGCCCTATAAAACGCTTGTCATACACCCTTTCCCCTCCCGTTGGAGTTATAGAAAACCAAGTATCTAAATCATCATCAAACCTTACAAAGTCATTAGCAGAAGCACCATCCCAATTAGCGTGAGGTGTTCCAAGCAACATATAAGCAGCACCTTCCCTTTCTATACTAGGATCGGGAGCAGAGGTAGCATCTATGAACTGTGACACAAAAGGAAAACTTGTACGGCTTTCCCACGACAAACCACCTTGCTCATCTTTTACAGGGAAAGTGTTTTGACTTGCCGTAGAAAAATCCTTTGGGTTATGGATTTGTGCGTTAGGTATGTCTTTGTGAAGGTTATCCATTTAACAGGGTGTATCTTTTTAGTTCCTCTTTTTGTATTTGTAACTTGTTCTTGTTGGCTTCTAGTTCTATGCTTAATCTCCCCGTTGCCGTACCTACAAATTTAACGTCCAGATATTTCTTTGTTACTATTATGTTATTAATCTCTGTATAACTTTCTGCTCCTGTCAAAGTAACCGATTGTATCTCAAAAAATTCTGTTCCATCTGTTTGCCTTATAAATAATGTTCCAGAACCCGTTACATTGCTCCATATTATATTGAGAAAAAAGAACGAATAATCTGTTAAGTCTGTGCTTGTCCAGTTAGCTGTTCCCCCAGATAAATCATATCCTCCTATTAATATCATATCAATATAAATCCGTACTTGTTACTGCTTTCATCTTTGCCGTCATCAAAATTCGGATAAGCAGAGGAACTTAATTCCTGTTGGTCATCTACATACTGCTTTAAATCCTTTTTCCACCTTTCAGCAGTAGCCAAAACGGAGTTTCTTAAAGCACCGTAATCCTCCCTTGTGCTTTGTTGGGAAAACTCTGTATTGTTTACCATTATCCCTTGACTTGTAATGTGGTTCCTTACTTGTGGCAAAGAATCATAAAGAACATACCAACACATCATACTCTTGATGAAATTATCATATAAGGTTTGATCCTCCGTTACCCAAGTCGTAGTTTCTACGCTTGTTAGAATGGTGTTATAATAGGTTTCTCCTAGTAATTCCCTTAGATATTGTCTTTGTGAGGTAAGGATATAATTCGTAAATATCTCCGTATCAAAGGAAGCATCAGGAATACACTCTGTTACTACGTCAGCTATGGTTACTATTTTAGTATTAAATGCCATCTTTTTTCACTTCTTTTTTTACAAATTCCCCTTCTAATTCCTCAATACGGTCTTTGCCTGTTTCCTCTCTTAACTCATTAATAGTCCATACATCAGTTAAGGTAACCCTGTCGCTGCTAGAAACAGGTCTTATAGGCATTATTCTTAACTTTAGCCCTCCTAGTACCGTTTCATCTAAAACCCTTTCAAATGCCTTTAAAATGGGTTTCCTATAAGCCGGGATGACGGTGTTATTAACCATCTCAAAAGCCGTTCTTATATCACTTGAATTGGCTAACTTACCACTAACTTGCATCATCAAAGCCGAATGCCACCTATGACCTTCTATTATTCCCTCCTTAACAAGTTGTTTAAGTTCTACAAACTCCCCTGTCTGTGGGCTTGTAAATTCGTGTATGTTAGCTGCTTGGTCTTTATCGTCTAGTAATTCAGCAACTACCTTCCTTGCGTTACCTTCTCCTGTGTACTTATTGACTATGTCTTTAACGTACTGCTGTGGCTCTTTACCGTCAGGTGGCTCCCCAAATAATTGAAGCAAGACACTAGGAAAGAAACCATTGTCTAACTTGTCAAGGTTAAAGGTGGAAATCTTGTATTCTATATCTGTGTCTTTTAACGCACCAGAATAGTCAGGAACTCCGTAAGTCTGGTATTCTGGTTCGTAGTTTTTAATGTGAATAAGATACCTACTTTCTTGCCCTGTAAGGTCAATCTCTGAGATAGGATATTGCCTGTTAGGATAAGTGATATTCGTTCCTATGTCCCTCCAGTAATTACTTAGATAAGCCCTCTCCCCGTTCTGTGAAATCCTTACCGTAGTAGCATCCCTATGAAAAAGATTTACCCTTCCTTGTTCTTTTACTACTTCAATATAAGCATTCCCAAAAACAATATAGTCACTTTGAACCATCTTATACACTTCGTATAAAGATTCATCATTGGAGTTGATACCTTCAGAGTAGTCCAGTTGTGAGGGGTTTAAATCAATAACCTCCCCATCTACATAGAGTAGTTTATTACCTACGGAATAAGTTACCTTACTTTCTAAGACTGCTCCATTAGTTGAACTACGTCTTTTTCTTAAAGCTAGGTCATTAACCCATATATTATTTGAACCCTCAAAGAATGGAACCCACTTGCTACGGGTGTCTCTTTGATTAATGTTCTCCCTTGTGACGTTAGGAGTCTGAACACCCGTTACACTAGCAAGTATCCTATTTCTTTTCTTGCTCTGACCGTTTGATCTTATCTTGGTGTCCTGTTTCATAGAGTTTCTTTAATTCAGATTGCGTTGCTTTTGCTAGTATATGCTTACCATCAGAATCGTAAACAGCACAATCCTTATACCTCTCAATTACTGTGAATTTTGCTTTCATAAGATTGGTTTAAAAAAAGGTAGTCAGCATCATACCAACTACCTTTCAAATATACAAAAAAGAAATTAAACTCTATGAACCGAAATCTACCGTTCCACTTGCGTTTGATTCTATTGCACCTACATATTCTCTCACGATTTCAGCGTGTTCGGCAGTTAAGGATACGGTATATTCATTTGCTCCAGAAAGTTCGCCCTCTATGACTGTGCTTACATTAGCCATACAACTTGCTTCCTTGCCTATGATGTTATCCCATCCCACTACGAACCCTCTCAAGTAAGTGCCTGTGGAGTTAGTACCTTCAATGATAGCAGTAATCTCTCTTGCATCCACTAACTCTTGTAGTCGTTTGCCTTTGGTCTTATCTACTCCCCGAACCTTAAACTCTACGGTATTGGTAAAAGTTGCTGTTCCGTTTTCGTTAGTACCCTCTGAGTTAAAGGATTTGGTTTTAAACTCCCCCTCATACTCATACCACTTGTCGCTTACTCCCGTTGTTACTGCTGTAAAGTCCTGTAAAGAACCAGCAGTAAATGAGGTGATGTTGCAAGTTTCGATAAGAAAGATTCTTGCCAAAGCAGCCCGGTTTTGCTCGTTACAAGCCAGTATTAGATCATTAGAAATGCCCATTTTATTTAGTTTTTAAAAGATTAATATGCAAAAGAAAGTAACTCAGGGTGCAAGATTTGTGCACCTAACTTGAATTTTACTTTCATTCTCAATACTTCGTCATCATCAGAATACCAAGTCTTAACTTCGTTAGATGGACTCATTACGTCTGCTCCTACAATCAAGTTATCTGGAGTAGTGAATACGCACATATTAGCACCAACCGCTACCTTATGAGGATTGTCTGCATCTGCTAGATTTGTGTCCCATCCTTTGACTTCTACTACTTCAATTCCTCTGAACTTAACAACAGTCGTTCCATCCTCTAAAGTAAGTTGCCCTCTTTCGTTCTGGGTGTCCTCTAAAGTAGTTAGGTAGTTGTCCATTATCGTAGAGGTAACATAAAAATACTTCACCCCTCTATCTACTGCCCGAAGCGTTTTGGATTGGTTTTCGTACATATTACGGAAAAGCGTAATTGCACCATCAGCAACCATCAATCCACCTGACTCAATGTTAGAATCACTAGCCATAGATAAGAACTGCCCTACATCTGAGGAAGCATCTTGAATTAACTCTACCCATCCGTCAAATTGGTCATAATCTGAAGAGCCAGAGGTCGTGTCTGCAAACCAAGCAATTCTTGGAATGTCGCTTTCAAGTGCCTGTAATAATGAGGTTCGTAAAATATCCTCAACGATTGTTCCTTGCAAATCGTCAATATCCACACCTCTCTTGATAGCTTCCTCAAAGATAGTTCCGTCAAAAGCATCCTCGCATTCCTCTAGGTTACTCTTTACTTTCGTAACAGAGATTGTCCTGTCGGAGATTGCCAGACTTCCTTGTTGAGAAAAGCCACAAGTAGTATACTTTCTTAAAATCTTTGATAAGTTACCGGGAATATACAAGTTAGTTTTATCAACTACTTGCATAACCTTATAAATACTGAATACGTCTTGCCCTCCCTCTTGTGGTTTGTAAAAAAGTTCTGTTAAGAACTCCTGACCGTTGTAGGTATGAGTGAAACTTGTTGTGACTGAATTTGCCATTTTATTTTTGTTTTAGTTTTATTAATATCCTTTTACCCTTGCTGAAACTATTGACTTTAAAGTATTCCCAAAAGCACCTTCTGTTGTTTCTGTTTCCTCTGTTGGCTCTGTATCTGTTTTTGGCTCAACTTCAGTTGGAGTAGCTTTATATTTAGCAAGTTCGTCAGTCAAAGTCTTATTAGCTTCTGCTAATGTTTCTTTTTCCTCTGTCAAAGCAGTAATAGAATTGCTTAACTCCTGATTCTCTGTCCCAAGAGTTTCAAAGGTTTCGTCAATCTCGCTGATCTTTGCAGTAATTTCTTTTTCGTCTGCTATCTTAACTTCCTTGTTTGAGGTAATGAAAGCAGTAACCTTGTCTGTAAGGTCTTTTAATTGGGTAGTGATTGGTGTTAAATCCATTGTTTTTGATTTAGGGTTGTTTAATAATTGTTCCTTTTGATTTTCAGTTAATTTGCTATTTAAAATTTTCTCTCTGTTTAGGTTGGCTGCTACCTTTACTGACTTGGTGATGTTATCCACAAATCCTAGTTCCTTGCTTTCCTCTGAATCTAAAAACTTGTCCTCTGCCATTAAATCTCTTATTGTTTCCTCACTCTTGCCTGTCCTCTTTGTGAATATAGAAACCATCCTATCATCAATCTTTCGCATATCCCTTGCACTATTTTCAAGGTCATCAGCATTTCCCATTGCCATACCGTGTGAATTATGAACCAGAAATAAAGAGTTTTCAGAAATGTTTACCGTATCTCCGGCTACTGATATAATTGCACCAGCACTTGCCGTTGCTCCTATTATATTTACCGTTGTGTTAAATGGGTGTGATGCTATGAGGTCGTGGATGGCTAACCCTTCAAATGCTATACCTCCAAGCGAAGCTATATTAATAATTAGTTCGGTCTTTACATTCTTGAGTTCTGCTTTTACCGTATCTAAAGTGTTGCCATCCTCAAAGAAGGAATCTCCGATTTGTCCGAATATATCAATTTCGGTTAGTTCAGCAGAGGACTTAATTTCTAGGTGTCGCATTATGCAAAGGTAATTCAACCTTTAAATAAATTGACGCAATGGCATTGCATTACTTTTTGTAAACGATTTCTTGAATCATCCTTACAGATAGGTTATACTTAAAAGATATGGTTTCAAAAATATCAATAGTTGATTGCCCATTGGCTTTTAACATACTGTCATAGTCCTCTAATATAGCCTTATTACGCATTCCCCTCTTGTCTATTAGGTTATCTTTAGCCAGTTGATATACTACCTCCTTAACAGAGATATTGTCCTTAAACTGCTTTGTATAGCTTTCTATTAAATCCATAAAATTTATTTGTTCCATAACTCAATTACTCTTTTCCAAAATTCAATGACCATTACCCGGCATCCATTACAACCCATATTTTTCAAAGGGTAGGGCTCAATGTGTTTGTCAAACTTTTTAAATAACAATTCCAAAGCATCCCTGTCTGCATACATTTTGCCCTTTACCTTATTGAAGGAATCAATTACTTTTCCCTTCTCTTTGGAGGTTAGATTATTTGCCCTGTCCTCTAGTGATAATGACATTTAGGTTCTTTGATTCTTATTCTGCTTTTAATAGGACACCCACAATCGTTACATTTCTCTACTTTTAAAGTCCAGAAAAGCACCTTATATCCCTTACTAAAAAAGGGACAAGTAGAACAGATTGAATACCGTCTGTGCCTTTCCACTTCATCAGTAAATAAACTATCCAAACTCTGCTTCACTCTGTACGTTTAAGATGCTGTTCTGTTGATCTGTTGTATCACTAACCACATTGACTACCTTAATGGCTCCCATCTGTGCCGTCAGTTGGTCAGCAACCCCCGTTGCATCCGTTCCGACATCAGGGAAACTTATAGGAGCATTAATACCTCCATCTTGGAACTTTGTTATCCCTCCCTTTTCAAAAGCTATTCCCCCTCCGGCTTGGTTTATACCACTCAATAAAGCACCATATTTTGCCGTACTTCTTTTGTTAATAACGGCTTCCCCACCTTCAAATTCGTACTGTCCGTCAATGGTAGGGATTCCCCCTCTTGCGTGGCTCTTACCCCTTAACACTCCCCCCTCTGCGAATTTAACACCGTTAATCTTGGCTACTTGTGCAAATCCCATTATTCCAGTTGCTATGGCTTGTGCAATAGCATATCCGGGAACAGGAACAGTTGAGAATGCTGCTAATTGCCCTGTTATAGCTGCATAAGTATTTATTAATGCTTGTGCCGACATTAATGCTTTTGAGGTTGCACTTCCTTCCTCTGCTAACCCGGCTAAAGCACCAATTACATTAGATGCTGCCTGTAAACTCTTTTGCCTATTCTCTTGTTTTAGCTTTTCAAATTTAGTTTCAATATCCTCTAGCTTCTTGGTGTGTTGTGCTTCTAGTAATTCAATCTTTGTATTGTGTGCTTTCCTTTCCTCATCAGTTGCATCAACTCTTAATTTTTGTGCTGCCCTTTTTTCTATATATTCAGCATTCTCTTTATCTATGGATGCAAGTCGTTCCTCATCTAATGTTTCGGCTTCTAACATACGGAGTTCGGCTTTTGACTCCATTTCCTCAAATCTTGCTTTATCTTTTAAGGCAGATATTTTTTTGTCTTCTAAAAACCCATCAAATAATGCTTTGGTCTTTTCTGCTGCTTCCTGTGTTGCAAGTTGTAATCTTAACTGCTGATATTTTTGTTGTTGCTCTAATCGTTTTTGCTCTGCATTTTCCCTCTCCTTTGCCCTTTTATCTAGTTCTTTTTGTTGCTTGTCGGTTATTTCTTTATTGTTCAAATCCTCGCTTTCATTTTCCCTCGACCTCATTTCTGCCCTTACCAATTCAAGACCTTCTAAATGTTTCCTTAAATGATTTTCTGTTTTTTCATTTGAGCCACCTTTAGCAGCAATTTCCTCTTTATGAAAATCCTCTAATTTTTTTAATTTTATTCTCTGCTTCTTAATTACTAATTCACTCTCCTTATTATCTATCCTTTTTTGTAATTCGGTTTCAACCCTTGCCTTTTCCTCAAAGAATACCTTTCGACTTTTAATAAATTCTGCTTCATTGGCTTTGCCTTTATCTACTTTTGATTGAAGCAAATTTATCTCCTGTTGTATATCCTCCTCAAGTTGCTCTAATCCTTTCTTTGACATAGCACCCCTAACCTCCACTCGTTTCTTTATATCTGCATCAGATAGTTGTGCTCTCTTTAATTCCTCCTCTGCTTCAGTTAATTTCTTAACGGCTTCTACTGTTTTTTCCGTTGCAGTGAAATAATCATACATTGATGAAGCAGCAAGGACAAGAGCAGTAGCAATAGCACCTATTATGTTTGCTCTGGATGCAACATTAAATAGCTTCATAGCTTTGGTGGCACTACCGATACCTCTGGCTAAAGCAATCTTGGCTATTCTTAAAGCAGTAGTAACGGCTGTATAAGCAATAGTTGCTATCCTAGCACCAATCATTATAGCTTTGTATGTTATCCACGCTTTGACAACAAACTTAATTGCTCTCAATAAGGTCATTACATTTTCGGCACTATCCCTTATTGTTTTCCCGGCTTCATCAAGTTCCTCCCTCGCCTTTCCTGTTCCTGTGGCAAGGGTTAATACTTCGGTAGTTACTTTTATTATATTTTTAAGAGTTGTAGCAAACTGTCCATTCCCATCCTCTAAACTTAAAATGAATCCCTGCCAAGCACTATTAAGTATAGTCATAGCACCCTCAAGAGTATTGAGTTGGGTTTTAGCCATCTGTTCTGCTGCTCCACCTGCATTGTTTAATTTTTCCTCTAATCTTGCAGCATCATCACCCGTAGATGCTAAAATAAGACCAGTAGCAACACCCCTCTTTCCAAACAACTCTAATGCCGTCTTGTTCTTGTTTGTTGAGGTATTGATTTTTTCCATTGCTTCCTCAAACGTCAATCCTTTTTTAGTTAATTGTAAAAAGACGTTTCTTAATGATGTACCAGCCGTTGAAGCATCTATACCTCTATCAACTAAAACCCCTAACATTGAGGTTGTTCGTTCTATGTTTAACCCGGCACTTTTCGCTACGGGGGCAACGCTTCTCATAGAGGTAGCGAACTTCTCCATATCCAAAGCAGAGGATGAAAAACTCTTTGCCATTACATCAGTAACCCTTTGGGCTTCTGAAGCATCTAAACCAAATGCTCTAATAGTAGAGCCCACCACTTCGGCTGCTCTTGGTAGTTCTGTCCCTGTGGCTGCTGCAAGGTCAAGGGTTGCTTTGGTAGCGTTTATAATTTCATCCGTACTAAATCCTAATTTAGCAAACTCCTTCTGTAACTGGCTAACTTCGGAAGCCGTAAAAGCCGTGATGGCTCCTAACCTTTTTGCGTCTTCTGAAAGTTCTGTAATTTCCTCCCTTGTTGCTCCTAATACGGCAGCTAAATCAGCATTGGCTTGTTCAAAATCTTTGAATATACCTATGACATTTCTAACCAACATAAACGCTGCCATCACTCCAAGAAACTGACCTGCCATCCCTGTTAGTGCTTTCCTTATCCCCATAACAAAGCCAGAGGTCTTTGCCATAGCACCATTAGCCACAAGAATAGATTTGGAGTATTGTCTTACTCCCATCTGTGCCTTTTTCATTTGGATAGTAGTCCTACCCATTGCTTTGTTGTATCGGTCTTGGGAGATTTTACCTGCTTTAACGTCTTTGGTTAATCTCTTTTTTCTGTCTTGTAATTGCTTTACCCTACTCTGTAACTTACCAAGTTTCTGTTCAGCATCACCAACATTTGCCCTTACGTCTATAACCTTTACTAAATCTGCCATTATTTCAAGTATATTTTTTTCATTTTATCCGTTCCCTCTATGAATACAGGCACTCTTTCTCCGTTGTCATTTACTACTAAAACCTCACCACCGTAAAACGTAACATCACCGTCTTGGCTAACCCTTAACCCCGTCAATCGTTCCTCCTTCGTTCCCGTTCCTATTGCGAAAATATCATTAGTAGTTTCGGGATACCTTCCTAGCATTGATTGGTCTTTATAGTTAGCCACGCACCCCTGTCCTAAAGCTACACTCCCCGATCCTTTGGCTACTTGGTTTCCCGTTCCGTTGTTTATTAACACCCCTAATCTGTCTGACCTATCTCCCGTGTCTGTACTTTTTCCTCCTTTAGTAATTACCTCTTTAGGGGGTACGGGATAATCTCCTGTCGTGGGGGTAGGGAAAGGAGGGGGAGTCCAATTGGTGTTCGTTGTAACCTTCTCTACGGCTTGATTGTGGTACTTCATTAGAGTAACCTTTGTCAAGGGCTTAAAGGGGGAGTAGTCGGAGATAGTATCTATCAACCAATACCCTTGTACTTCCTCCGGGCTATTAAGGTAGATTGGTTTCCTTATATCTAAACTCTGGTAATCCCTTTCTGATATATTAAAGACGGCTTCTAGCTGTGTGCCATCCTCTATCGTTGCCATTGTCCTAGAGTAGTTATTATCAAACAATCCACTCTGCCCGTATGCTAAAGAAATATCCACCGTATTACTCCATACATCAACGGCTAACGCTGAAGGGATAGAGGTGTAGGAGTTACCATCAAAGTCAATAAACAGAGAGGTTCCGTCAGGATAGGTTTGCCCTCCATATCTATAATTTAAAATTCTTGGTTTAAAGCCAAAAAACTTCTCTGGTGCTTCTCCCCCCGTTTCATTCCACATAGCAGAGGTAACACCATAATAAAGCGTTTCTGTGGCTAGTACGCTGTTCTTATCGTGAATCATATACGTTGGTGCTATATGCTCTGTTGAAAGCGTGTCTGTGCCTTTCTGGAAACGGTCAGGGAAGGTGTGCTTATAAGACAAGAATAATCCATTAGGGTAGTTGCTATTCCCTCCCATTGTATCGTTCCTGTTGTTCATATACTTATCGGCATCATCCTTCACATATCTAAACAATAAATCTCTTTTATAGCTAGTGATAAACTTTAGGGTGTGGCTCTTTACATTCAGTTTGTCAGTCCAATCAATAGCCGTAGAGATACCACCAAAAAACGAATCTCTTGGCTCTACATACACCGTTTTAGTTTTGTTGTCTGTTAGCCAATAAAGGTTGAACAATTTGGTAAGGTCAGCGAACAAATCCATTACCTTAATCTCTGGAACTATATCGTCTATATTATAGGTGTTCCCGTCTATTAATTGCCTAGACATATCTATCAACTCAAAGAAGGTTTCTGACTTATCCCATTCAACGTAGTCAAAGCTATTAGCCGTAGGTACTATGGTGCTTACTCCCGTTGAGCCACTCAACCCTCCTGTTATAGTTTCCCCTACTTGAAAACTAAAATCCAACTCTGCTAACGCATTAACGGGGTCTTTTAGTGATAGGGTAACCGTTCCTGATGTAGTATAAAGCACCTCCCCAACTACTGCCGTAGCACTACTTGTTGAACCCGTAATTGTTTCCCCTACCGTAAAAGTTTGCGTTGTAGTGAGTTTTATTTCAGCAGCTAACCCATTTCTCAATCCCAACCTCAACTCTATGGTATCACTACTAGCAAAACGGTAATATCCAGAGTCAATTATTTTCTGCTCACTATATGCACTTGCAGCACCAAAATAATCAAACGTATCAAGGTAAATACCATTCTTATACAGATGCCATAACGGGGAGATATTCCAAGAACTATAATTCTTGACTTTTGCTCCTACCCTAAACCGATATTTTCCTATCGTGGATATGGTGTATTGGTAAGTCGTAGTATTAAAGTTGCTCCCTGTATCAAAGTTAGGGCTTGTGCTATCATCATTTAAACGGTAAATAGTAACAAGTCCATCATCCTCATAGGAGTTAGGTGTTGAGTCAGATTGATTGCAATAGTATCTGTTCTCATCTGTTGAACTTGATCTAAATAGCTTGTCAGCCACTAGCGTTTCCGGGTGCAGAAACTTATCTCCTATATGGGGAAAGATTAGCTTCTCAAAATCCCCATCCATAAAGGTGCTATTCAAAGTATAACCCACGCTATTCAGACTCTTTTCTACTATTGCCTTATAATAAAGAGCCGGGAAAAAGTCCTCTATTGTTAGCCCTTTGACATTCTCATATTGACCATAGGAAAGGAACGGGTAAACGTGGTCATAACTTGAGTAGGTTCCACTCCACGAACTAATGATATTGGAAGCATTATATGTCTGTGTGTTGTTGGTATAGGTGAGGTCTGTTAGGTCTGTTTCTGCTAGGTCGGTCATCCATTGTACGTTATCCCCAAAGAAAGACATAACGTAGTATTCCGTCTTGCCCTTTTTTTCAATGTCCGTAATTTTAACATAACCCCTTTCTACTATTGTTTCATCAACTAATATATTAGCCGTTTTACGCTGTTTAAAGCCCTTTACGACCTTTTGATTAGATGAGTATAGGTAATGTAACAAACGGTTGTTTTCTTTCGTAGCCGGGACTTTAAACGTCTTGGAATAAGCACCCCCTCTTTTTGAAATGTCTTTTAGGGATGCAAGTTTCTTGGTAAGGGTAAAAGGAAAGTTATCATCCTTGCCAATATCAACGGCTCCGATTACACTATTATCAGTATCCCTTATTTCTAACTTCGTTCTCATCCTCTGTGAGTGATTCTATCGTTTGCCTTACGTAGCTTAAACTGTGCT